CGGACATCCACTTGCTCAAGCATTATGTCAGTTTGATCTTCAAACATTTGATTGAAATTGCTGAAGTATTCTTTACCCGCTTCTGCAAGACTGGAGAAGTAATCATCTATGAACTTAGTTTGATCTGAAATAATATCCTGAAGAACACCTTGAATATCATTCATAGTCTCGCCCATAGTGCTCTTAAGAGTATTAATGAATCTAGTAGCTTCTTCTGCTGCTTCCTGAAGCTCTTCCATTTGCTCAACTTCTTCTTCTGTAGCCTGACGTGCTATATCTATTCTTTGCTTTCTGTTAGCAATTTCAGTATTTACCGCTTCTGACAAACCAAGAAGTTCCTCCTCGCTGTCTGCAATACTTTGTGTGATAGCATCTATTTCAGCCTGAAGTGCCTCCTCGCTGACCCTATAGTCATTTCTCGCCTGAAGTGCTCGACCTTCTCTTTGCCAGGCTGCGACCTGATTCATGTCTCTATCTTCCACATTCTTTGCAAGTTCGGCTTCTATCTGAGACTGAAGCGTGGCAATTCTCATTTCCTTAATTCTTTGGCTGATAATGTGATCGTGTCCATTTTCTTGCACTTCTTGAAGAGCATTAATAAGATTTCTCTGCTCTGCTTCAAGTCTATTAAGATTACTTTCAATTTGCTTTCTTCTCACATACTGACCAATCTGGGTAATCTGCTCATCTGTAAGATGCTCCATAGCAACAAGCTCGTCGTAAACAATATCAAGATTGTCTGCTCTAGCCGCTGCCTGAGCATCGCTCATGTTTTCAGTGACAGACACCATATCAACCAATCTATCTATTTCTTTTTGGTCAACAATCTCAAAATCTACAAGATCTTTAATAATTTTTCCAATATCCTCGTACTCTTTTTTATTTTCTTCAAGAATTCTCTTTGTATTTCTTATTCCAGAATTAATCTCAGCTACAGCATCTGGAATAAGCTGTAGTGCTGCAAGGGAGTTGTTTGATTCTTCCGCCCACCCTCGAAGCCCGTCCGCGATTCGTTCGAACGCCCCTCCTATGAGCGGTATTTCGCTCAGCATATCGAAAATGCTTGCAAATACTTCGATAGCAGCAGTTTTAAGCGTAAGCATAGCCATTCTCAGTGCCTCTCCAGCCGCTTTGCTATCTCCCTTAAGAGAAAGGAATAGTGCGTTGAAAAGCTCAATTATTGTTCTTACCCCCGCCATTATTGGTGTAATGAAAAGACCAACAACGTTACCCAAGACTCCTGCAATAGTTCCTGCAATACCAGAAAGTTTAGACCCAAGTCCGTCTATTTCTTCCCCGCCAGATCTAAAAGTGTCCACCAATCTGGTAAATGCTGACGATATCCCATCCCAAAGCCTTTTGATAGTTTCCAAAGTAGGCCCGAACATATCAAAAAGCTTTTTCTTGAAAGACTCAGGGTTTGAAATAGCGGCAGCACCAAGAGTTAATACAATAGGTATTGCCACAGTAGCCGCAGCGCCTAATACCGACCCCGCGGCGAATGAGCTGATTCCACCCTTCGCCATTGCGGCACCCCTTAGTCCAGAAAGACCTGCCCTGAGTCTTTGCCCTCTTGTAGCATTTTGAGAAGCAGAAGCAGCTTGGCCGGGTAAAATAGGGCCAGCAGCAGTCCCTTTGCCTAAGGCGAGGCTCCGGAGTCTTGCTTCTCTATACCCTGCAACCGTAGGATCTGCCGCAAGTGCTGAGGAAAACCTTGACCTCATTGATGCTTTTACTGTAGGACCTACTGCTGACTTTGCAGACATAGCGGTCCTTCCGGCCTTAGCGAATCTTCCAACTCCAGGCAAAACGGAAAGAAGGCCGAGCACGGCGCTACCTGCGGACGATGCGGCCCTGCCCCCCATACGCTGGGCGAATCCGCCCATTGATTTTGCCCTAGCTCCGGCTGTAACTGGTCCTGCAATAAATGGTGCTGGGCCTTGTGCTTTAGTAAATTGACGGGGAAACATCTTTCCCCTAGTCCTAGCGGCAGAAACTCTTCCTCTTCTAGCTAGCTCTGACACATTATGCATCCCTCTTTGACCGACTCTTTTTACATCCCCAACAAAATTTGCGAGTAACCCCTTTCCTAGGCTCATAGATGCAGCGGTCAGAGCACCGAATGCGGATACTAAAGCGAGCGCAGACTGTGCAAGGGCCGTAACGACCGGAACAGTAGTTACTTTAATTATATTTCCAAATAGTTTTACCACGGGGATAACACCGAAGAAACTAGTGGCCGTTGTCTTTACTGCTTTTGCAATGAGTTTAAATGGAGCGAGCATGGACAGCATCGCCGCGTTTGTGCCCGCAGCTATACCCTTTTCCAGTCCTGTCACCGGGGCTCTCTTTCCCATAAGAGTTTCACGACCACGCATTAATACATCCCTGCGCATGGCCCTTGCGCCCTCTTTACCCTCTAGGGCTCTCGCGGGAGTTATTTGTCTTTCAAATGATCTTCTTGCTTCTGGTGTATCTGCAATTCTTTTTTCTGCAACAGCAGACTGTACTTGCCTTTGAGCAAATGCTCTGTCTTGTGCAATAAGGTCTTGTCTAGTCATTGTTGTTCTTGTTGCTGCAGCCTCACCTTTTTCAACAAGATCCTCAACTGCCATTCTTCCATAAAGAGCAGCGGTAGAGCCTTTAGAAGCCTTGATTGCGGATTCAATCTGTCCTATTTGAGCTCTTCTTCCAATATTTACACCATATTGAGACTTTAGCATAGCCCTTTGTTCTTTATTTAATGTTACAATATCTCTTGATCCCATTCTTTGTCCAAGTCCGGTCATCTCTCTCAACCCCCCGGGCTGAGCGGGGAAGGGAGTTGATACGGCACCGGTTCTTGGGTTTGTTACAGTAATTCCTTCGGTTCCAGCTCTTAAAGTAGCGCTTCTTGCCAGCTCGTCGATATCTAATTCGTTCATAAACTGCTGAACACTTGGGATCTTTATTCCTTGTTTTACTGCGTTAGCGGCGGCTTGCTCATATTTTGCTGTAGCCTCTCTGAAAGCCATTTGATGAATTGCTTGTATGGGGGACATTCCGCCTGCAGATTTTGAAGTTAGCTGTGCTACATCGGCCCCCGGCATCCTCGCCATAAGTGATTGTGGGCTAAGCATTTGCCTAATGGCTTCGGTGTGACTCCCCTGCATTCCGAGGCTTGGATTAAATCTAAGCCTCGGGTTTATAGCCATAATCTGAGGAATAGTCATTCCGGCTATCATAGCTGCAGTAGCTATATCTTCTCCGCCTGCCCTTTTTCCTGCGGCAGATGTTTGCGTTGGTTCCTTGCCTCCAAGGAAGCCCCTCCCAACGCTACCACTTTTTGTAATGTTTTCATATTTTCCTGTTACAGGATTAAGCCTAAGCCCCGATGCAGGCACAAATTTTCCTGTTTTTGGATCTACCGCACCTCGAATCCTTCTGGATGCAGAGGATGCCCTGCTCGCCGCGACTGCTCCTGAACCTCCTGCTCCTACACGACCCATAGATGCCGCCATAGCTGCTCCGAGCGCCCCGTATGCGCCGGCCTGACCAGCTACCGCTGAAGTAACAGCATTTGCTGAAGCAACCAACGAGCCATTGGTTCTAATCATTGCCTGCTTAGCAGTAGTATTTTGAATTACAGTTGTACTATTCGCATCAAATGCCTTTCTCTCGGCCTCTACAGCAACAGTTGTTAATCTTAGACCGGGAAGCATTCTTGCAAAAAGACTGATGAGCTGACCGACAGCGTTAAGGACAACACCAAATACCATAGTTAGAGGACCGAGAACTGTAACCATTCCTGCGAACGCTATCACAGTTGTTCTTGTTCTCTCACTTAGGTTGTTGAAACCACGGATTAAATCTCTAGCAAATTCCATGAGAGCATTTTTAATCGGAAGTAGCTGTCTACCAAATCTTCTTAGTTCAAGATTAAGCTCTGATCTCAATATCTCTGCAGTTCCTGCAAGTGATGTATTAACTCTTTCTTCCTCGAAGAGGAACTGCCTCATCGCCACGTTGGCGTCCATAATCGCGGGGGACATAGCTCTGAAAGCATCTCCAGATTCATCGACCCCTTCGACAAACCTAAATTGTTGTACTTCTACTCCATTAACAATATCGGTGTACATTTCAACGTCTCGACCCAGCCCCTCAAGCATTGATGTAAACCTTGCAGCAGCACGGGTTCCGACCATCTTACCAATAGCAGCAATAAACAATTCTGTTTTTTGAGCAGCACCCTCTCCAGCATTCTGCAAGTCATACAGAATATGAGAAAGATCTGTGATTAAACCAAATACATTACCTCTGTTGGCTTCCTGAAGTTCAGTAATGTTAATGTTAAGTTTTTCGAATGCTTCGATTGCAGGATCTGTAGCATCCTGAACAAGCCTAATTAAACCAGTTCTTAAAGAAGTTGCACCCTCTCTTGCAGCAATGCCCTTATCCTTCATAAGGGCAAGCATTCCACCCAAAGTTTCTATTTCAATTCCTAGGTTCTTTGCAACACCAGCAACAATCGGAATAGCCCCGGCCATCTCATTAAGAGATAGAGATGTTCTGTTTTCAATCATGTTCAGTCTTGAAAATGACTGAATAAGACTGTCTTCTCCCTCTCCGATCTGCTTTCCGAATGCCATGGCTGCAAGTCTGGTTAGATTCATTGCGTCAGTAAGATCTGCTCCAGAAACCCTAGAGAGTCTGAGTGTGGCCTGTGATAATCCGTCGAGAGCGACGCCAGCAAATCCCATCTGAGAGAACTCGGCTGCTAGCTTACTGGTTTCATTTGCCATAAAGCCCATGCTCGCGCCGATGCCAGCAAGTCTGTCTGCTTGTCTTTCAATTGAATCGATAGCAAGCTTCATGTTCTCGCTGCCTACCTGATAGGTTTGAGTAATCCTGCCCATCTCGTCACGCATTCCCACACCAGCAAGGTTTGTAACCTTGACCATTCGGGTCATCTGCTTATCGAATTCTTCAGCACCCCTTGTAGCGGCGGCACCAAGGGCGAGGAGAGGAAGAGACAGACCAATCATAACCTGGCGACCAGCCCACTGAACATTTTTACCAGTTGCAATAAGCTGAGCACCAAAAGCCTTTAATGCTGTGACTCCTAGCATCAACCTTTGGGTAAGCGTGGCCTGAGTTGCAGCAGTACCGCGCACAACATTCATATAAACCTTGGCGCTTCCTGATGCATCAATATAAGAAACTGCTTGTGCTTTTAAAAGAGCATTATTTTCAGCAATAATTCCGGAAGAGTTTCTCATAACCCGGCTTAATTGCTTGAAATTAAGCCTTCCGGCCTGAATTTGCTTGTTAAGTCTTGCTAGTGGGGCTTCTACCTTTATCGCACTCGTTTGAACGCCACCCATTGCCTGGGAGGCGGCTGCTCGAACCTGATGAAGGCTTGTTACGAGTGGGGCTGTATTAGCCCTGGCGGTAAAGTTTAGAGCAATTTTAGCCAAACTATATCACCTGATAACCTACGCCGTCAGAAAACGATGCAGATTTATTATTTTTTGCGTCTGATTGAAGCTTAGACTCTTTGGCTTTTCTAAGATTACTTACAATACTACTTTCTTTTTGCTGGACCGGCTCGCTTGACCTTCCACTACTCTTTATTTCAGCACCAGCAAGCTTAGCACTAAATTCCATGTGCTCGTTTCTATTTTCAAGAATTCTATTGTAAGTAATCATCAATTCGTTTAGTGTAAGAGCCTCCTCAAGGTCATCGTAGTTTCTCCACTGACCAAGTAAAAATACTTCTTCCTCTAGTGACGCGAGGTCGAGGGCTTCCCACCCTACGCCATCGCGTCCGTCAGATTTGGGTCTGCATTAATGTCCACCCCGCCAGAAATCTTCATGATCTGAGCAATAGTATCCATGTCAAGATTCTCTTCAAGATATTCTGAGTCCGAGAACTTTTCTTCGTCCGCGGCTACGAGTGCTATCTGGCAAGCCTCCATGAGAAGGTCTAGTCCTTCATCCTCGTTTTTTACGTTTTCAAACTTTTTTGTGACTTCCATAAACTTTCTGAGGTTCTTGATATTTAGTGGTCTAATCTCTGCAACAGTGCCGTCCTGCAGAGTAACCTTTTGTGAATTGTTTACTTTCGTTGCCATTATGACGTACCTCCTTTAGGTTCTAACATTCTATATGAGTTTAGCTTTTCACGCAACAAGGAGCGGCAAAAACCGCTCCTTGTTGCACTGATAAAAATCAGACTTAGAATACGTTGGTCGGATCGGGGTTTGCCGTGCTGTCTCCCGGAATTCTGTCAAGAATGACACCGTACTCCGAGTCGCGGAATGCGGGGTCAGGAAGAAGACGGAATGTAACCGGGTATGCAGTGTTCTCTGTACGTGAAAGGTTCAGAGTTGCACCCTCAACTGAGAGGACCCGACGGCCAAGATAGACGCGGTCACGAGCAGCCGTGACCGTGTCCTCGCCGTCTGTGTAAGTGGCTGGTGCGCCCTTACCGACGAAAGCGATCGAACGCTCAACGGGATCGATAGGTGCGTTACCGACAGAAAACGAGTCCACCTTGCTATCAACCTGCTGAAGGAACTCATCTGCGAGACCCCAGGCGAGAAGCAGGTTTTCAAGTGTTGCCTCAGCCAGAGTTGTGTTAAGATTAACAGTGGTCATCTGGTTGAAGAGAATGGCTGCGTCACGGAGCTGGTCAACCTCAACCTCACCGTAGTCGGGCTCATACGCGAGCTCGATGCCCTCCTGTGTGGCACCTACATACTTCCAATTAGCGTCTGCATCGAAAGAGTCCTGAAGACGGACGTCGGTCGGGCTTGATGCAAAGTCAGGAAGAACGGTACCCTGGTCGGCGTAGTACATGTCACCGAATCCAACAAGAATATTACGAACGTTTACCTGTGACAATTGTTTCACCTCCTATGGTGGAGAAAGATAGAACTGGCGAGTTCATGATTCTTTAAGAATAGTACGTGTTTTGCCTTAAAAAGTCAACTATAAAATATAACTGCCTTGAAGCGGGGAGTAATCAATAGCGAAGGCCACTTCTATTTTCATATCCCCAGCCTGCTCTTTAGCTGGATCAGGCCTTCCGCCCTTAATATAATCGATTGTGTGATATTCAAAATCTAGGACTCGGTTTTCTGATTTTACCCAATGAGTTAAGTCTCTAGCGGATATAGCGCCCTTGTTCGCCATATCTATCATAATGTTAAGAATCTCATAACCATCTTGAAAATCTGTAAAATATATTTCCATGTAAATAAAATCGCAGTGCATCCACCACTCTGAAGCCATAGAAGTTTTTTCAAATTTGTATACTACAAACGGCTCGGATGACTCGGGTTGTTCTTGAATAGGAAAAAATGGAACATATCCAAGATCATCGACTCTAAAAATCTCTCTGAGCCTAGAGTTTGACATCCACCAGTCCCTGAGGTCGAAAAACGGTGATCTTCTATAGCTCATATCAACTCCTTATAATTAACTGCTGGTCCTAGCCACCTGGAAGCTTTGCGGGCCACTCTTAGTATTTACTTTTTTACTGGTAGATATATTTTGTTTTACTTTTCCTTTAGATCCTCTTGCTCCACTTTTTATCCTACCAGACATACTGGAATGAGACATTGTTCCGGCTCCTTGCCTGATCTGTTTTTGAATGTCTCTTGCAATTAACATAGAAGACTTATCTGAAAGTGGTGGCATCTTTCTAATAGGTATGCCATTCCACATTAAAGTCGCTCTTGCAGATTTTCCAGAAGCAAAAATACCAGAACTCATAGCCAGCATTCCAGCATGAGCATGTCTTTTAGCCACTTTCTCTGCGTGTTTAGAATAAACCTTATTGGCATCTCTTTGCACTTCTTGCATTATTGATTCAGTTCTTCTTTCAGCTTTCCCCGACGCAAAATGATAGAAAAATCTTGTAAACTTTCCTCTATAAGGATTGTCTCTTGTATATGTTCTGAAATTTTTTAAAATGGTTTCGCTAGGGCCTACGAAGGGCTGGATTATTCTTCTACCGTCTCTTCCTTTTCCTGCCGCCCCCGCTACTCTTCTTTTAGATGGAGAGCTCGAATCTTTTCTAATAATAGACACATTTTCTAGATTTGTTGCCTGATCATAGAACCTGTGTCTGCCAAGTGAGCCGGGGTTCCAAATAGGAGTATAATACACCTCTTCGTCATAAGGCGTAACGCTTGCATTTCTGAAATCTATAACAGAAACAAAATTAGGTGCTTTACCTGCAAGTCTGGTGTAAAACAATGGAACTTTTGGTCTAATTTTTGGTATAAATTTAACTCTTGTATCGTAATAATTCTCTAGGGATACACCGCCTTGTATTTTTTCATTTTCCTGTGATTCACCCAGCTTTGTTCTTTTAAAAGTGGACATAGGAGTATGGTCAGTGACGCTTTCCCAATCGAAAACGTGAGCGATTTGATCTGATCTTTTTAAAGCCTCTTCATACAGAGCTAAATTTATTCCATCATTTACTTCTTCGATTGTAGCCTTCCAAACCTCTCTCCCGGCCTTTGTATTAGGATCTCCAGATTTTGCAGAAGAATACATAAAATTTAACACATCTACTATAGGAGTTACATCTAATGCGAAACCCATGCTCGGTGTGTTTATATCAACTTTCATCTGTTTATGACCCCGCGCATAATAATTTCGTACTCTACAATTTTCCCGAACGGGTCATTGATGGGAATAATTCCTTGAATGTTAAACTCAAGTGGGTCGCCCTCGTCATTTAACCATAGAACTTTGCCAGTAGCTCTATCCCTAATGTTTGAAACTCTGAATCTTCTCGTTATTGTGACAGGATTTATTGGGTCGGGATCTATTAAAGAATCTGCAATAAACATTTTAACTTTTTCTTGAGGCTCGTAATTTTCATTCCAAACCTCTGAAACTGCTGCTCCCTGAACACCATCGGTTAAAACGCCTTCTGTTAAATTTTGAACAACAATGGGATTATCCCTATCCCACTGTCTACTCACTTGACCTGCTTCAGTAATAACCGATGTTTGCTGATATACGTCAGCAAGCATAGAGTATCTTCCGGAGAGAAGCCTACTCTGCATCAAATCACCGCCGCGTTAATATTCCTGTAGGACGAAAGGAGCATGTCTGCGTTTGCGCTACCTGTAGTTTCATCTCCTGTAGCAGCAAACTTCATCCTCCAGTTCCCCGCCTGAATCTCAGAAAGATAACGATCTCTGTAAGTAGCATCATCATAAAAATAAGTCTTAACAAGAATTGCAGAAGCTTCAGAAACCTTGGAGGGAACGAACTGGTACCCCCAGTTGCCCTTAACAGCGTAAATCATTCCATTTCTAAAGAAGTGCTGGTTTCTGACTTCGCTGAGGGCCACATAATCATACCCCCTACGATTTCTGATTCTCCAGGGATTATCAAAGTCGCGGGTTACATATTCAGTAACATCTCTTCCCGAAACCTCGCCATTAACAACGTTTCCATCATTATCATTAACTACTCTGATATAATCTTCAAGAACTCTTACTTCTCCGAGCTCCCACATTCTGTTGGGAAGAAGAAGATAATCTGATCCATTTCCATTAACAGTCTTTGTTTTATCTAGTTCGTAACCGAAGCTTTGTCCACAGTATGCATCAATAACTCTGGACACCAGTCTTTCCATATTAATAACTTCTTGATCACTGAAACCATTGAGCTCTTTAATCTCTCTTAGCTTTGCTAGGGAAGTGTATGGAACACTGATGAAAACATCGTCTCTAAATATCCTATTCTGGCCGTTGAGAGAGTATTCCCATTCTACCTTTAGGGTCCTGGGGTTAAGTGTAATAGAGGGTCCTATTTGATAAAAATATCTGCCCTCGGCCTGAATTTGTTTATAAAAAACCTGAGAGGCGACACCCGTGTCAATAACTTTACCAAGACTATTTGTCTCATCGTCGAAAAGATTATAGTCGGTAACTGTGACAGAGATGTCGCCGTCAGGGTCTGCAAGATTTCCTTCTGGATCTCTTACATCAATATCTATTGTTCCATAAGTATTTACGTAGATTTCAGCCATAGATAGATTTTACTAGACCGTGGCTGCAAAAGCAAAGTTATGCGTAAAAATCTTCTACCTCTATATGGCTTGCAGGCCTAAACTTGTCGGGCCAAGTTTTGTAAACATGCTCAGCAATTTCAGGCGGAACTGCAAGAAAAGGATTTTTTCTAGAAAAAGTAAAATCACCCACCTGAAAGCCTGAATTACTTCCAGTAAACCTAACAAGAACGTAGTTGCTAACATCGACATTCTTATCAACATCAGCAATAGCATCGGCATCAACCTTAGTCTCCTCAGGAACGCCGAGCTCGAACTTGACGATCTCTTCCACAATTTCCTTCTTGCTCTTCCTGCCAACATCAATTCCGTAGTCTTCAGCAATTTTAGCAAGATCGTTTCTTGTATTTTCATTAATAAGTTTTTGCGAATATGACATATTATCCTCCTTCCCTTATTGTATCATATAAGTACCCAACAGGCGGACGTGGGGCAAATGCCCCACGTCCAACCTGATGGTAATATATCAGTACGCCTTGTTGCGGACGTTGTTAACTACAACGTATGCATCGAGGTTGTCGATCTGAACTCCCTGACGGGTGTAGACCGTGAACTCGACAGCGTCCTTCTTCTCAGCGAACTTACGGTATACCTTAACCTCGCGCTTGATGCCCCACAGACGGTTGTCCGGGTGCGTAAGCTCAACGTGGCCGTGGTACTCCTCGGTCGGGTCAGACTGCGACAGACCGGTCGGCGTAGCTGCGTCTCCGGCTGAGTAGGTACCAACCTCGTCGTCCGCGTAAAGCGGAACTTCGAAGAGCGGAATACCAAACGGGCGCAGCGGGGAAAGACCCTTTGCGTTGCCGCCCGGCTGAATGACCGGGTTTCCGGGCTGAATGATCGGGAATGTTGCATCAATTCCCTGAGCAGCAAGGAACTCGTGGTAGTCCTGAATAAGTCCTGAAGACGTGAAGAAACGAAGCTGATCGCGACGCGCCTTGAACTTACGGGGCAGAGCCTTGTAAGCACGGTTAAACAGTGACGTGTTGATTGTGTCACCAAGTGCGTCGATGATCGTAGCTCCATCCAGCGAGCGCTGGCGGTAGCCATCGAATGCCTTCAGCAGTGCGTAGCCATCCTCCGAGGGAGAGATGTCTGCATCACCGTTGATAGCCAGGTCCTCAAGGTCGTTAGCCAGCTGCGTAGCCATAAGGCGTGCAATGTGGTCCTCAAGGTTTTCCTGCTCAATGTTGTCTTCTAGTGCCTCTGAAGTCAGCTCCCAGTCAAGACGAATCTTTTCTGTAGTAAGAGTGATCTTAGAGAACGTCGGGGAAGCCTGCACCCCGTCGTCAACACCTTCAGTTGCGTGACGTGCGATTCTTGCGCCTAGGTCCATCTTGTCGATCTCGCGAACGGGTGCGTTCATTCTGATCTGACGGACTGTTTGGCCTAAAACCGTCTCGTCCCACATGTAGTCGATAAAGCGATTTGCTTGCTCGGGGTTAAGGATACCTCCCTCACCACCAGCAACCAGAGCAGTGTCGACTACCTTTTGAAATAGGTCGTTGCTCATGTGTTGTTTCACCTCCTGTGAGTGGTGCGCCTTAACCCTTTAGTAGGTCGTTAGCGCTGAGGAATCCTGAACCTCGCCAAAAGTTACCTTCCTCATCGTCGCCCTCTTCATCCTTGAGGATGTCAGAAGACTTTTTAACAGCCGTCTCAGACTCTACAGTCTTAAGACGATCTGTAACATTTTCCAGAACTTCTCTGAGCTCTGAAACTTCTTTTGTAAGTGTGGTGGTTGTCTCATCGAAAGAGGTCTTGATCCCTTCGAGCGCAGCCTTAGATTCGTTTGCAGCTTCGACAGCCTTTTCAACAGCTTCGGTAACTACGCCTTGAATCTTAGCAACAACATCGTCAGCGTCAGCATCCTCCTCCGACTTTTCCACGTCCTCGCCAGCTTCTTCAGCATTTGCGGACTCGTCAGAGCTTTCGCCCTCCTCGGGCTCTTCCCCAACCACTTCTTCGGTAACCTCTTCTTCAGAAACTGTCTCAACAGCCTCTTCAGACTTTTCGATTACCTCTTCGGCAGCAACCTCTTCGGATGCTTCCTTTTCAATAGTATCGGTAGCCATACTTAGCACCTCCTTCGATAGTATTGTCTCAGCAAGAGCATTTAAAATGTCGCTTTTATGAAGAACTAAAGCGACCTCCTCTTCCTGAGACTTTTCTTGTTCAGAAACTTTGTGTACTTCAATAGCCCGCGAAATCGAATCAACATCATTTTCTTCCGCCCACCCGATGTTAATAAAGTCTTCCATTGCATCTTTTTCGCTCAGTACGACATCTCCGGTCTTTGTGTGATATAAAATATTGTACTGTGCTTTTTCTATAGGATCAATTTTTGTTAAAGTAGAAAATTTGTGACCTACAATTGTTTCTGTAGGCTCTCCATCTCTATAAACCCTAAT